CAGAAAGGATGGGATTTGTCAATGGCGGAAATTAAGAATGAGATTGTACAACATTTTGGGGTGATTTCCCAAGGTGAATGGACAAGGGAGTTAAATCTTGTCAGCTGGAATGGTAGGAAAGAGCTCTATGATATACGGGGATGGGCTGACGACCATGCAAAATGCTCCAAAGGGATTACCTTAAACAAAACGGAGCTGAAATCACTGAGAGATATTTTAAACAAGATGGAATTATAAGGAGGAATACATACGGGCAGATGGGACAAAGAA